CAAGTAAACGTGCCGCCGAATTACGGTCGGCAAAGAAAGGAAAGAACGCAAATGGCAAATAATCAAGAACCGCGCGCATTGACCGCGGAAGAACAATGCAACATACAAAGAATTGGCGACCGAATCGTTGACGAAATAAGTTCAACATACGGGGACGACACGACCGGCGCGTATGTTCGTGAGAAATACAAGCAAGGTATTCACGCAATGGCGGACGTAATAATGTGTATTATTTACAACATTTGGGTCAACAAAACCGACGGCAAGCACCCAACGCAGATTCATACCGAGGATTTACGCCGGGTGTTGCGAAACGCCGAAAAACGATTGGCGGACGCCGCAAATCTGCGCGGTATGGACAAAGACGCATTATCAACCGCGGTTGTGCGAGCATTTTTTGGGGGGTCTGAAAAATGATTGAGATTCGCGCGCCACGGTATCGCGACCGTGTTGTATTATTGGCAAAATATCGGTTGCCGTGTGGGACGGGCGTTGACGTCAAAATCTTATACGGCGCATACAAAGGCGTTTACCACGTGTCAAACGAGGTAATCTGCCAATCGCCGGTTGAACCAATGACAACAAAACAAGGTAAACAAATCGCAATGCGAGCCGTCCCGTTGGACAAAATGGAAAGGATTAAGTAATGGACGACGACCCACAAGGAATCAAATATAAGTTTACAATGGATTTGTTGCGCGACCAAATACTTGATTTGACGTGCGACCAAATCGCCGACAAATTGTCCGACCGATTCATTGAACAATATGGCGACATTGTAATGGAAAAAGCATATATTTCGGACGACGAATTACGGAAACGGGTTGTTGAAAAACTATCTGAACGAATAATTGACGAGTATTGCGACAAACGAAAGGGGACGAATAATGATTGAGTTGATTTTAATAATCGGTTTATTCGGTATTGGCGCATTTATGGTTTGGTTGGCAATGGACGTGTTTTTGAACGACGTATTGTGCGCGATAATTGGAATCATTGGCGGCGGCGTAATGATATATGCGTTGGTATGGGCGTTGCGTTGGCTTATGCTCGGGGGATTACTCAAATGATTCGCAAAATATACGAGGTCATTTGCGACGAGTGCGGCGATTGTTTTACCTATATTTACTACCACGACAACCAAGAAATCAAAAGGTTGCGGAACGAATATGGTGCGATAATTACCCGCGAGGGTCACGTGTATTGTTGTAAACAATGTTATGAAAAAGTAAGGAGATTGAAAAAATGTATTACAAAATAAAATTATGCGAAGCCGACAAACGCGCATTGCGAAAAATCTTGCGCAATTATTCATACCAACTTGGGTATCGTTTACAACACGGCGCAAGCGTGACCAGGCAAGATTTGGATTGTATCGGCGACGATTTGAAAACCATATCTGCGATAGAATTTGCTATTGAAGACGCGGAAGAAGTGCCGCGTGTAAAGGAGTAATTATGCCGGCAATCATATTCGTAAAACACGACGACGAATATTCCGCGGATTACGGGTATTGTTTCCACGTCAAAAATGAACATTTATGGAACGAAATATACCACAAATTAGCATTTTTGGCGGAATCCGGGAACGAAAAAGACGTCAAATGGTTTGAAAATTATTTGAATTTTAAGGAGAATAACGACAATGGCGAAACAAATTGAAACAATTACGTGCGTGGATTGCCCATATTGCGGGTATAAGATATTGGCAACTTGGCACACCGAAAAAAAATTATCGGAAATTGAAACATACGAACGCCAACAACGTTCGTTGAACGACCATATTGAATTACACGAGGAATCAAAAAAATACCGTTGGTTGTGCGACCACGTGCGACGTATGGCGGAAATCACGGGGGATTTGAAAAATGACACGTAAAATTACCCGCGTAAAGCCCCGTAAAACCGTGTTGACGCGTAAAAACGGTAAAATACCCGTGTCCAAACCAAAAACGGCTAAAACCACCAAAAAAACGCGAAATACGGGCAAAACCGTTCCGATTGAAGACGTGGAGTGTTTTAATTTCGTGGATTGGTTGAATAAATATGCGCCGGACGTGGTTTATGCCCACGTTGCTAATGAATCCCGGTCGTCCAAAAAGGACGCCGCGATTCGCGGGCGCAAATTACAACGTATGGGTCAAAAACGCGGCGTATGGGATTATGAATTGTTTGTCCCAATATATGACGTGGACGGCGAAATTGGCACATACCAAGAATTACGAATTGAAATGAAACGTCAACGTGGCGGCGGGTCAACCGTTTCAAAGGAACAAAAGGATTGGAAAAAGGTATATGAATCCGCCGGAATCCCGACCAAAATATGTTTTGGTGCGGACGAGGCAATCGCGTTCGTAAAACAATTCGCACAACAAATCCAATTTGACGACGACGAGGTATTTTGATATGTTTAAGAAATACACCACCGGTTCGCGCGTCCAATATGGAATCGCAATGGCAGACCGCCGGCATTTACAATACATACGACAACGTTTAATTGCGGAACACGGTATGGTGTGTGCGTTATGCGGTAAACCGATTGAATCGGAACACGAATTGACCGTTGACCATATCATACCGCGCGCAATGGGCGGGTCAACTACATACGAAAATTGCCAATTAGCACATAAGGCGTGTAATTTTCGCAAGGGAAATAAATATATTGACCCCGAAATTGTGGAAAACGCAACCGAAATCAACAAAAATGGTGTTGACAAAGCATAAACGGTATGATAAGATTAAACCATACCCCACCGAGATATATTCCTCCACGGTATATGATTCGGCGTCCGTGCGGTATTGTTCCGCGGGTATGGCAATGTGTATGACCTTGCGGGGTCGGAAACGCCAAAACAAAACGACCCCGTTTCTACGTAAACGTTGAGAGTTTATATGTCCAATAAACCGCCACCCTAAACTGCGAGGGTGGTTTATTGGTTTTGTAGGTATTGCCAAAATATGCTATAATTAAACCATTAACAATTTAAGCACGAAAGGCAGGCAGCCGTGGCAAAACTTGAAACGAAAATATATGACGCCCGTATTTCGGACTTGACCGAAACGGAACACAACCCGCGTCAAATATCAAAAACCGACTTTGACAAATTAAAAAAGTCATTAAAGGATTTCCCGGAAATGTTGGAAATCCGCGAGGTTGTGATTGACGAAAACAACGTAATTTTAGGTGGACACCAACGCGTCCGGGCGGCAAAGGCGAACGGGGAATCCACCATAACCGTAAAACAAGTGTTCGGATTAACCGACAAACAAAAGCGCGAATTTATTATCAAAGACAATATCGCGAACGGCGATTGGGATTTGGACGAAATCGCGAACGCGTGGGACGACATACCATTTGACGATTGGGGTGCGGACATTAAATGGGCGGACGAATTGGAACAACCCACCGACCTTGACGCCGACGGCAAAGACGAGGGCATTTACATAAAAATATCGTTCAAATCCGAGGACGAGGCGAACCGATTTTTGGACGAAATGCGTGCCGACATTAACAAATACGATTGTTCAATGACCACACACGGAGGCGCATTATGAAATTGACACGCGCAAACGCCAAAGCGATTAAATATGCGTGTATGAAATTTCATTATGCCAAAGCCGTCCCCGTCAACACATTGGGTTATAACGTGTATAATGACGCGGGCGAGTGGTGCGGCGTGGTGGTATTCGGAACGGGCGCAACCCCGAATATGGCACGTCCATACGGGTTGTCACAAGGCGAGGTATTGGAACTCGTGCGGGTTGCGTTGAACGGCAAACAAGAATCCACGTCAAAGGCGGTTGGAATCGCATTACGTTTATTGAAAAAAGATTGTCCAATGTGTAAGTTGGTCATATCATTTGCGGATTGTGACCAAAACCATATTGGCACGATATATCAAGCAACAAATTGGATTTACACGGGGACGAACAACGCCGGCGCGTTGGGCGCGTTCATAATCCACGGGAAAAAGACGCACCCGAAATCCGTATATGCGCAAATGGTCGTGATTGACGGCAAAAAGGTTCATTGCCCGCAAACGATTGACGCGGTGCGCAAATATCTTGACCCGGACGCCCAAGTGTTCAAAACAAAAGGGAAACGCAAATATATTTACCCGTTGACCAAACAAATGCGGGAAAAGGTTTTACCATTGGCGAAACCATACCCAAAGAAAGGGGACAAATAATATGAAACGTGTTATAATGGCGGTATATGCGGCAATAGTGAAAAAAAATCACGCCACGTTTCCGCGTGGTATTGGCGGTGTGAATCCGACCTTGCCGCACCATTTTTTATGCGATTATATGGAAAATTCCGGCATAAAATGTTGGGAACATACGAACGGGGGTAGGTATGACAAATAACAACGTAAAAACAACGTCACGTTCCGCCGCTAATATTGAGGCGGACAAAAAACGTCGTGAAATATTAAAACGTTATTCGTGGAAACCCGGACAATCCGGGAATCCGAAAGGACGACCAAAACAATTCAAATCACAATTTGCGCAATGCCCACACGAAATCCAAGACAAAATCCGTGACCGTTTATTCCAAGCGTTGACGTGTGGCGACAAAGACGACGCGTTGACAATATTAAACGCAACGGACGGCGAATTGGGCGAATATGGTATTGTTTTACAAGTTGCGGCGCGTGGTTTGGTATCAAAAGCCGGTATGGCGACATTACAACAGATTTACGAAATATTATTTGGTCGTTTGCCACAAACCAATGTGAACGTTGACGTGGACGACGATAAAAAAGACGCATTTATCAAGGGCGTATTTATTCCATAAGGGGACACAATGGACGCGGCGGTTGATAAAAAACAAGTTGCGGCGGCAAAAGCGGCGGGGTATTGGACACCATTGCCGGGTCCTCAAACGTTGGCGTGCCGGTTGACAATGTTTACCACGAAATATCGTGAAATCCTTTTTGGTGGCGCGCGTGGTCCTGGTAAAACGGAGTGGTCAATCGTCGTAATGGCGGAACGTATCGGCAACCCACATTTTCAAGGGTTGGTGTTGCGTAAAAACGCGGACGATTTGACCGATTATTGTGTGCGTTGCGAGGAATTATACCAATATGCGTCCGTGGTCGTGCGTCGTAATCCAATGGTATTGCGTTTCGGCGTGAACGCATTACAAGCGAAAGGCGCAATGATTCGTGGTGGTCATTTACACGATAAAACGTCATTTATCAAATATCAGGGTCAACAATTTTCCCGTATCGCGATTGAGGAGTTGACGCAGATTCCAAGCGAATTATTATACAAACAAATTATGTCGTCGTGCCGTTCCAAATACAAAGAATTGAAACCACAAATGATATTGACCGCAAACCCCGGCGGCGTGGGTATGGGTTGGGTCAAACGTCGTTTTGTTGAACCGATTGACGTAAACCAAGACGAATACACGCGCACCGAATTGGACAATGGCGACGTTTTAATGGAATCCGCACGTGTCCAATGGTGGCAACGCCAATACCCGTGGGAAACGGACGACGGCAAAAAACGTATGACCGTATGGAACGAAATATACGACAAAGAGGAACAAACGTGGCGTTGTTTCATACCGGCAACCATTGACGACAACCCGATATTGACCGACAACGACCCGGAATACGTAAAAATGTTGGAGGGTTTGAAAACTACCGACGAGGCATTATACAACGCGTGGCGTCACGGCGATTGGTCGGTATTTGCCGGGCAAGTATTTACCGAATTTGACCGCAACCAACACGTAATCAACAATTTCGCGGACATTGGCACGACAACCCAACAATTCAATGACGCCGTCAAAATTATTTCAATGGACTGGGGTTATTCCGACGATACGGCGATATATTTTACCGCGTTGATTGACGGGCGACCGGTCACATACAAAGAAATGGTCGGGAATCAAAAATTGGCGTCCGAGTGGGGTTCGGAAATCCGGGAATATTTGGAAACGTCCGACCAACGTATAGATTATTTTGTTTACCCGTCCGATATGGAGGACAGAAAAAACGGCAAATCGTCGCCGATTGACGATATTATTGCGGAATTGAACAAATTGCCGGCGGACAAACAACCCATAATGAAACAAATGTCGCGCGAGGCGGGTTCGCGTGCGATTCGTCAACACGTGACGCACAAATACCTACGTGCCGACCCGTGCGCAAAAATATTCAAATCGTGCCGCCATTTGATTTCCGTATTGCCGGAATTGGTATATGACGAAACCCGTAAAGAGGAAATTGACGTGGATACCGACCACGATTTAACAAACCCGTATGACGGTTGGTCGTATGGTTTACGTTGGTTGGCGGAACGCAAGCCGGGCGAACTCGTCCACAAATC